ATTCTGCAGGTGTAGAAGTTATAGCCGTATTACTTGCTGCTGCTAAAACTGGTATAGTTCCTGAAACGTTTGGTAGATTAATTGTTCTGTCACCAGTCGGGTCAATAATAGTAAGGGTAGTTTCATGTGCATCAGCAGTAGCGCCTTCAAATACTATTGCATTTGCAGCATTCATTGTGACCGTATCTACAGTTGTAGTGGTGCCAGCGACAGTTAGTTTTGGTACAAGTAATTCCCCGGTACTTGGATTATAACGTAGCGCGCCGGTGTCATCTAATAAAGCATTTGACTCATTGTGAAATACAACCGGAAAGTTTGTGTTAGCTGTGCTATCGGCAACAGTTACTGTTGCTGCTAATGTTGCATTTGCTACTGTTGTTCCGGCAATCACACTTGCTAAAGCAGTGCCACCAACTGTTATTGCATCTGCTTCTAGTGTTCCATCAAAATCACCGTCTACTGCATCTATGTTTCCTACAAATGTAGTTGCCGTTACATTTCTAAAAGATGCTACATCTTTGTTAGCATCTACCGTTACAACTTTACTAGCAACTACTGTTCCTACAGCAGCTCCAGTATCACTATAATTAAGTTCTGCAGCGGTTGAAGTAACACCGTCTAATATATTAAGTTCTGCAGCAGTAGACGTAACACCGTCAAGAATATTTAATTCTGCGGCGGTTGAAGTTACACCGTCCAATATGTTTAGTTCTGCGGCAGTAGACGTAACTCCGTCCATAATATTTAATTCTGCAGCAGTAGAAGTTACACCGTCCAATATGTTTAATTCTGCAGCAGTAGACGTAACTCCGTCCATAATATTTAATTCTGCAGCAGTCGCACTTATGGCAGTACCTGCAAAATTAATAGCATCTACATAAGCTACACCATCAATATAAATGTCCTTCCATTCTTTTGACGAACTACCTAGATCAAAAGTATCATCATCGTCAGGAATAATATTAGAATCAACCTCACCACCAAAGACAATATTATCAGTATTAGCATCACCAAGAGTTAGGGTGCCACCATTAAAAGTGGTTGTACCAGTTACCGTTAGATTACCACCAACATCTAAGTTAGCGCCTAGAGTAACGTCACCGTCTGCGTCCAGGAATACGGATCGCGCTGCGGGCATAGTACAAAATACGGTTTTAGTACCAGCAGAAAAGTTAACGGCACTATCGCTGTTAGAACTAGCATATATGGTAGTACGAGTAAGATCAGAACTGTCACCGTCTAAGGTGCCAAGACCAACTTCAAACTCATCCGCAGTAGAATGAAAAATTGCATAGTAAGTAGTATTAGAGTTACCAATACCTGCAGCAAAAGTTTCAAAACCATCTGAAGCACCACCTAATGATAACGCACCGGTGCCGGTAGTGGTTGTGGTCTCTTTGACTCGTTCGTTAAGTACTAACGCCATTTAGTCTCCTTATGCCAATCTTATGATTGCTGTACTTGTTCCTGCTGCTGGAAATTGTATTGTAAAAGTTCCTGCAGTAGTTGTAAAATCTCCGCCAAAATCTAACCAACAAACTGCATTAGCACTAGCACTATTTGCACCACCACTTGATTGATAGATAAGCGCGAACCGCGCAGTTGTTGAAACAGTGGTAAATGATAAATCATTAAAATCTATAAAAGCAGTTGTTGCTGAAGAACCTCCAGTAACACCACTATTAACTAAGGTGCCACCGCCACTAGTATAACCATTGCCGCTTGATTCATTAGTTGTATTAAACACAGCATCAGTTGCTGCGGCTGTTCTTGATGAAGTATATAAAGCTAGTTTATAAGTGTCACCACCTGATTGAAAATTGTGGTTGCCTTTTAACAACTGGTCTTTAAAAACATTACTAATTATATTAGCCATATATATTCTCCTTAAGGGTTCTCAGAAGGAATAGCTATTCTAGGTACTCCATCCATATATTCGTCTCTTCTTCTTCTACCCATCTGCTCACCAACAAAAGGTTGTAAAGCTTGTTTATAATATGATTCATACATTTGAACCATTTGTGGATTTTTTAAAAATTTAAAAGCTTCTACGAGGCAGGCATAAAGCAACATCTCTGGTGCATTTGTACTTATCCAAGTTGTAGTATTACTTGAAGATAATCCTGTTGGTTGCGCATTATACGCTAGTTCCACAGTATATGCTGCATCCGGAGCTGGGGCAAGTATTATTGTATCATTGTCCCAATTTGCATAATATTTAGGTGTTCCAGTAGTAGTTCTATTTGGTAAAAACTCGTTCATAAAAGAACTGTCTTTTTTTTCTAAGGATATACGAACATTGTCAGTACTGAATATTTGTACGTATCTAATAAAAGCAAAAGTCTGTGGTGTAGATCCAGGCATTGCCACAAAAGCATCACCTGACGTCAAGGATGCAGTTTTATATTTTTTAAATACATCTAAATCAGCGTTTCTAAATATTCTAGATTCTGCATGCTCTATAATATCATTATTAATAGTTGACGTTAAAACATTATCATCTGTTTCAGTATAATCTAATATTTGTTGTGTTAGTTCTGCGTATGTTGTCATGCTACTATAGTTGCTGGTCCAGCGTAAGACCGAACACCCCCTCCATTAATACTACCGGTTGTTGCGGTATCGGTTGCTACTGTAAATGTATATGTGTTTGTGTCCACTACAGTAATTGTGTATCCAGCAGATCTATTTATATTCGTTGCTGTAATACCATCAAAACTTGCTGCGCCATAAAATCTAACTGTATCACTACTAGATCTACCATGTGCTATTTCAGTTACTGTTACAGCACTAGTGCCAGCAGTTCCTGTTTTAAAAGAATTAGCTTTTAATAAATTAGGTACAGCAGTTTCAGTTCTGTCTGGCCTTGCATCTTTTAAAGCTTGTGAATCTACAGTACTTTGTTTAGGCTCTATTTGTGGATGTTTAGATTCAAATTCAGATATATGAACTAATGAACCGTTCCATTCTTTTACCATTTCATTATATGGAAAAGCCATTCCACTTCTATCAGAAATTGCTTGTGCTTTTTTACCTGATGAAAAATTACCCATTGTACATCCTTGGTGCTAAGTGAGTGCTAGTAGAAGAACCGTCTTCAGTTAAAGCTCTATTTAATTCTTCTTCGTACAACATTTTATTTTGCCCTACTAACTGTGGGTTATATTTTTGAGCTAAGTAATAAGAAAGACCTGATACCATACAAGGAACAAAACGATAAGGTACATCACTTGCATTTGTATAATCACCAACGTCTTCTATTTTCTTAACATAATATAAATGTAAATCAGCAGAAGCTGAAGTAGAATCAGGTACCGGATAAACAGTTACTGTAACTCTATCTATAAACCTTTGTACATAGTATTGAGTTGGTTGACCTGATTGTAATTTATTAGACAAGGCAGAATATTCTGATCTACTAATTTTAGATAAAGATATATCTAATTGTGTAGATGCTGTTCTATTTGTTCTAAAGGTTGCCTCTAACACATCATCCATACCAAAAATAGTAGAATCAATTTGATTAGTAGTTGCTTGTGCGCGATTAGAATCAGTTGTATCATCTGCGGCACTTCTAAAAAAATGATATTCAGCTTGGTTTTCAATTAAATCAATATTGGTTTCTTTTAATTCCCAATAATGTAATCCTCTATTAGACCATTCTTGAAACATTATATTTAAAGAACGCCTAGCTGATTTCAATTGATAACCAGTAAGTTGATCTATACCAACACGTTGATACGCTTCTTCGATAACTTCTTCTATAGAAAATGTTTTGTCGAACGTTGCTGTTCCTGAAGTAGTGTTTGGCATATGCTACTCCTATTAATAATTTTTAAGCCACTCACATGTAATGGTTGCACTATCATTAGCAGTACAAGCAGGCATTACAATTACAACATCACCAGTAAAATTGGTAGCTTCATTATTTTTAATACCACCAATAGAGCTATAGTCTAGATAACCATCGCCTTCTACTGTTAGAAAAGTTGCATCAGTGTCTGCATCCCACATCAATTTAACAGCATCTACTTTTGCTGTCATTGATATGCTATACCATATTTTGTTTAAAGTAACTGTTGCTGGTGTTGCACCGTCACCTCTTGCCGTTAATCCTGATACATCAACAATTTTAGTTGTGCCACCGGCGTTGTCTGACACGTTTTGATAGTGTGTAACTAATTTTTTATCACCTTCAAAAAGTGTTTGATTTAATACTACGTCTGCCATTTTGTTTTTCTCCTACTAAAAA